TAGCTAGGCCCAGTGAGCTTGCGCCCAAGGATTCTATTTTTTATAAGCCACATGAAACCCTTGTAATCGGTAGGCACAATAAAAAACTGTAACGGTTCTTCAATGGCAACCTCAGCACGACGGTTAAATGCTATAACTTTTGGTTCAGTGGCAAGTGCTACATTTTTCATAGTGTTTATATAGGGGCTTGCGCCCCTATACCCTAGTTGGCAGAGTTACGGATAAAAGCCTCAATCGCACGCAGTGCGCTCTTGTTAGCCTTCGTTAACGATTCTATATCGTTCTCTGAGAGGTTAAGAGCAGCGCCGATAAAATCAGCCGTTACATCTTTTTTAACGGGAGTCTCGCCCGTTTTGGTTTTATATTCTTTAGCGATATAAACCTTTTCACGGCTCAACTTTGCTACAATTGAGCGAACGGTCTTGCCCATTGCTTTAGCAATTTGCTCGACGCTAACACCGGCTTGGTAGTCGGCCACAATCTGAGCAGTCTGCTCAGGGCTATAATTAGGGGCTTTGGCTGTTGCCATTTCAGCTACTCCTGTTTGTTTATCGAGTTTTCATTATAGGCCAATTTTAGGGAAAGATTGTCGTCGCAACGACAATTGGCCTACCGTTCGTCGGCTGATAGGCGGCAGGTATGTTACAAAGTTTAGTACAAGTTTTGTAATAGATTATAGAATCTACAATGATATAGGTTATAGAATTTATAATGGATAGGGCGGTTATTGGACGTTATAGGTATTATAACGGCCGGGGCCCACCCACACGCGTACTACAACAAAAAATTTTCGAAAACAGCTAGGGTGCCAAAACTCACTCTTGCTAAATACCAGCCCTTGTGATATAATCAAACTAATAAATTGGGGGCACACACATGGATTATAAAACCATTTTTATCTCCGATGTTCACCTTGGTAGCCGCGGCTGCAAAGCTGAACTACTCACTAACTTCCTAAGGTGTAATAGTGCAGAAACAATTTATCTAGTAGGTGATATTGTAGATGCCTGGAAAGCGCAACAAAACAAGTGGTCGTGGCGTCAATCGCATACAGAGGTAGTGCGACAGGTACTTAAGCATGCCAAACGCGGCACTGAAGTTATCTGGATTGCTGGCAATCACGACGAATTTTTACGAGCACTAATACCCTATGATCTCAGTTTTGGTAAAATAAAAATAGCTAACCAGTGGGTTCATCTAGGCTTAGACGGACGCAGATACTTAATCATACACGGCGACCTATTTGATGGCATTACACGTATAGCACCCTGGCTAGCTTGGCTAGGCGACAAAGCCTATGATGTACTCTTAGAACTCAACACTAAGTATAACTGGTGGCGGCATAGACTGGGCTTTGGTTACTGGAGCTTTAGTAAATTTTTAAAGCAGCGCGTGAAACGCGCGGTAGACTTCGTGTTTAAGTTTGAGCTAACACTAGCCAACTATTGCAGCAAGCGACACTTTGACGGTGTTATTTGTGGACACATACATAAACCAGAAATTAAGCGCATTGCCGATATTATATACATGAACGATGGTGACTGGGTTGAGTCGTGTACAGCACTAGTAGAAGACTATAGTGGAACATTTACCATAGTAGAGTGGCATGAGATCCAAGACCCTAAACCAAAGCAAACAGACAATGTGGACTCTAATCTTACTAGTAGTTAATATATACGATCCCAGCGACATACCTGGTCGAATACAGCTACAATTTCAAACACAAGCTAGTTGTGAACTAGCACTACAATCAATGACAACCTGGGTAAAGTTTCCCTGGTTTACTGTTAGGGGAACCTGTGAAAAAGATCTTAGTCGTAACAGATAATCTACCGGAGCAAATCAATGGTGTGGTTACAACATACAAGAATCTGGACAGGTATGCGTTACTGGACGACTATCATATTGTTTATCTTAGTCCCAATGAGTTCAACTATGTTAATTGCCCTGGCTATCCGGAAGTCAAACTTGCCCTGGCCACAAATCTGGCCCAGAAGATTGAGGCGATACATCCGGATTATATACACATCGCCACAGAAGGTCCTGTTGGTTTGTCTGCTAGAATTTATCTTACAAGTAATCATATCCCTTATAATACTAGCTATCACACTCGTTTTCCTGAAGGATTACATAAACTACTAGGCATACCTGAATGGTTAACTTGGCGTTATATTCGCTGGTTTCACAAGCATAGCGGCAGGTGTTTAACAACTACCCAAACAGTTAAAACTCAACTTGAACAGCACGGTTTATCCAATGTAGTTACCTGGACACGTGGTATTGACAGGGAAATATTTAATCCACAGCCAATGAAGCACAAACAGTTAACAACACTCTTATGTGTTAGCCGTGTGTCGGCGGAAAAGTCACTGGCTGACTTTTGCCGACTGAGTATTCCTGGTACACGTAAGATCTTAGTAGGTGACGGCCCACAGCTTGACTATCTTAGGCAGCATTATCCGGATGTTATCTTTGCTGGCTATAAAAGGGGACATGAGCTGGCCGAGTACTATCAACAAGCAGATGTGTTTGTATTTCCTAGTAGCTGGGATACCTTTGGCATAGTTATGTTGGAAGCAATTGCCTGCGGCACACCTATAGCAGCATATCCAGTACCGGGTCCGCAAGATGTAGTTGAGTGTGGGATAAATGGCTACCTAGATATAGATTTAGCTACAGCTGTTGTTCGCGCACTAACACTAGATCGTAGCATAGTTTATCAGAGCAGTTTGCGTTGGACTTGGCAAGAGTGTTGGCAAATTTTCAAACAAAATTTAATAGGTGCTAATTAATCATGGAACACCTGCCAGCAGAAACACTCAGCATAAGCCCAGAAGCACTTGAAGTAGCTAACAGCTACCTAGAATACAATAATGCTCAAGGTGTTAGCGAACAATTAGGCGTACCGCTTGACCGCGTATGTGAAATCTTAGCTAGACCAGAAGTACGTGGTTACATAGACCGTGTGTTTTTTGACATTGGCTATAATAACAGGTTTTTAATGCGACGTGCCATGGACGCGGTTATTAAACGTAAGTTTGAGGAATTGGAAGAAGCTGGGGTTGGAAGTGGAAAGGATATTGCCGACCTCTTACACCTTAGCCATAAAATGAGCATGGATCTCTTAGATCGCGAAATACAGCTGCAAAAATTGCGTACTGATACTGCTCCAAGCAAGCAGGTAAATGTACAAATTAACGATGATGGAACCAAATACAGTCAACTAATACACAAATTAATTAGTGGCGATGTATAATAATAATATAACAAGGAATATATGATGAGTCAAAACTTTACAATTGTCAGCCGAGACTTCTTAGCTGAGCGTAATACAAATTATGCTGTGGCAACTACTACGGGCCCAGTAACCGCTCAACTACCACTAGTAGGCGAACTACTACCTGGTGAGTCACTATATTTTGTAAATACAGGCAGTAATCAACTAACCATACTATCACCAGATACAACAATTGATGGTAGCAGTAGCGTAACCACAAATACTAATCTAGGATTAATTTTCTTGGGTAGGAGTTGGACAGCTTTTGGCCAACCACAAGTGCAGGCACCAGTTACTAGGCCAGTAAAACCACGAACACCAGTAGAGGAACCAGTTGTTAGTAGTCAGCAGACCTGATATTGATACGGAAGCGATTACAGAGTATAGTGGTAGTAGTCGCTTTATTAAATTGCCCATTGACAATTACTTAAAATTAATGGGCATGTATGATACTATCAACCGACCCCAAATCGCACTAATTAATGCAGTTAATAGTCCACAGTATAGGTTTATTTGCGCTGCACTTGCCAGACGACTTGGCAAAACTTACATAGCCAATATTATAGGTCAACTGGTTACACTAGTACCCAGCTCTAATGTGTTGATTATATCGCCAAATTATAATTTAAGCTCAATAAGTTTTGAGCTACAGCGTAAGTTGATCAAGCATTTTGACCTCGAAGTTACACGCGATAACCTAAAAGATAAAGTTATTGAACTGCAGAATGGTTCAACTATTAGAATGGGTTCTATCAGCACAGTTGATAGCACAGTAGGTCGCAGCTATGATTTAATAATATTTGACGAAGCTGCATTATCGGAGCATGGCGAGCGT